ACCCAAGAAGAGAAGGATACGTTAGGTCGTGAGGTTGACGAGGCTATACGTCAGGGTGCACTCGTTGCCGGTAAGTTGGGCAGTGGTGGTGCCCGTGCTCTGGAGGATCTGCTTACACCCGAGGTCGATTGGCGTGAGGTACTGCGTGAGTTCATCCAGTCAGCGTGTGCTGGTAACGACTTCTCTACGTGGTCGCGCCCCAATCGCAGGTTCGTATCTGCTGGTGTGTATATGCCGAGCGGTATCACCGAGCGTGTCGAGGATCTTGTTATCACTATGGATACGTCAGCATCTATCGGTCAGCGTGAGTTGACTGCGTTCTTATCCGAGGTCACCGAGATCGCCCGTATGGTACGACCCGAGCGGGTACGTCTGCTGTACTGGGACACCAAGGTGGTACGTGATGAGTTGTATACCGATGCCGAGATAGACAACATCGCTAAGAGTACCAAGCCAGCAGGTGGTGGCGGGACTGATGTTTTGTGTGTGACACGTTACATGGAAGAGAACGGTATCAAGCCGCAAGCTGTCATTACGTTCACCGATGGCGACATCTACTATGGGTGGGGCGAGTGGTCATGCCCTGTGTTGTGGGCGGTGTACGACAACAAGCGAGCCAAGCCTGACTGCGGCAAGGTATTACACATTGGTGCAAACAAGTTATGAGGAAAGGTATGACTGAGACAATCTATACGACGGGGGAACGTCACCCCCAATCAACCAAGCCGATGAGGAAGGGTAGACCCCTGAGTAGCGGCAAGTACGCTACCCGTGCGGAGTTGGAAGAGGTAGTGCTTGACCGACACAACCGAGGGTATGGTTACAAACGCATCAGCAGGATAGTGGGTGTGAGTGACGTGACTGTGGCTAACATAATCAAACAATGGACGGAGAAGAGAGATGGCACCAAGGATAACTAATGTAACAGCACGTCAGTACGTGCAGCGGAAGGAATCGTTTCAAGGTAATAACTTGTTTGGTGAATGGCGGTATGGTCGGTATGTCGTGACATCGTATGGCGATCACTTCCCGCTATTCATTTGGGAAGAGGGTACGTGGTATGAGAACATTGAGAAGATTACGGTGACAACAACCAAGCACCGTACGCAAACACATCCCCATGAAGATACGTTACCCATGACCTGCAAAGATATGGTCGTGATAATGAATCATGGGATTGTTGGGGTAGCAGTAGGAATGGCAGTTTAAACAATGTTAAAACTAAGTCTGTAGGAGGACGATAATGAGTTATAAGCATGTATTAGTAGCAGCGTTAGAGAAAGAAGAGACACAGGACGGACCGTTTGATCTGCCTGCGTTTATCACCAACGAACGGAGGCATGGTAGTGATATCTACGCCGCGTTCCTTGAAGCACTGGCAAAGAAGTTACCCACATGTAAGTTCCGCAAGATTACAGCCAGCGGTAGTGCGATCCATGTGTATCTGCCCACCGATCACTTCGTGTTGGGTAGGGTAGGTTGGGGTGATTGGTCAGTAGATGGCAAACCAACAAACTCCATAATGGTGCAGTCTCCCCGAATTAGGAATGACAAGTACGCTTCCAACAGGACGCAGCATTATATGTGGACATCGATCAGCCCGAAGCGTGCGTTATCCAATGCGCTGGGTGCACTGCGTCCCCATACGCCTATCGCGGTTGCGAAGCATTATGCCACTAACGTGGCGAGTAAGGTGTGGCATTCTGACTACGAAGGCCAAGACAAGGTAACCAAAGTCAGGGGTAAATTAGTTCGGCATGACAGCTTAGAGCAAGAGCTGCGCGGTATCGTTGCCAGTGGGTATACGTTCATCAATGCCGAGTTCTCTGACTTGGTAACTTCTTTTCTACACGAAGCCGATGAGTATGCGCTTCGCCAACAGAAGATAGACATGGTGTATGTACGGGCCTATATGCTGGGCGAGCAGCAAGTGTTCGATACCGTGCCGATTGCCAACATGCACAAGCATTATAACTTCGATGTTGAGCAGTCTTTCACACGCTACACCGAGGACACGTTACCAGAAGATATCCGAGGCAAGCTGTCTATGTTACTCATGGTTAATATGGACGAGTACGTCGATGGCGTAGGGATGCGTGCTCATGACGAGATATTCTATGTCAACGTACCCTGATAACACAGATGACACCATGTACCGTGTGATGGTAGATGCTGGAAAAAACTGTATAAGAGTGCAATGTATTGGAATGTATTGTGTTGACAATACGCTAGACGGGTCGTATAGTGGGATGGAGAAGTTGCCACAGTGGATGCAAGAGAAGGTTGCCCTGCTGATGATGACTTCTTCTACCCCGCCCATTCAGGAAGTTACCGGTATCGGTCAGCGTATCAGCGAGGATACGTTTTGGGTTTATCAATAAGGAACAACAGATGAATAAAGAACAGAAAGAACAGGTGGTTGCTTCGCTCAATACTATTGCGGATACCCTAACGCGTCTGCTTGAGATCGTTGAAGAGCAACGTGAACTAGAGGATGAATAATTTGTTAGGGGCTTCCCTAACATTTTTTGAGTTTGAATTCTGCAACAGCAGATTTGGAAAAACCCTTTTTAATTTGAATTCTGCAACAGCAGATTTGGAAAAACCCTTTTTAATTTGAATTCTGCAACACCCTGATACCAGTTCCCAAGGAGAACGCATGACCCCAGAGGCTAAAGTTAAACGTGTTATCACTAACCAGCTCAAAGAGCTTGGTGCCTATTACTTCTACCCAGCAACGGGTGGGTATGGTCGAAGCGGTGTCCCTGACATCGTAGGTTGTTACAGGGGAAGGTTCTTCGGCATTGAATGCAAGGCGGGTAAGAACAAACCGACAGCATTGCAGCAGAAGAACCTAGATGATATTGCCTCGACAGAGGGAATCGCGCTTCTAATCAATGAAGCCAACATGAAAGATGTCGCCTACTTGTTGGGCGCTAAAGCTAGTAATCCAGATCAGTTAGAGATGGAATTTTAAGGAGAAGGACGTGAATAAGCGAGAGAAAGTAATTGCAGTAATGCAGGAGAACCCAGATTGGCATCTACCTCGGGTAGCATCGCAGGTTGGGTGTAGTGAAAGTTACGTGCATTTGGTGCGTAAACAAGTTAAAGCAGCGGAATACAACGCTGCCAAAGCAGAACTTGAAGCGGAATCGACAGCAACGGCAACGTCGGTATCGGTGGCGGCTACCGGATTAAGTGCAGAGGTGAAAAGAAGTTATCTAGAAACTAGCGACCTACCTCCGGCCCCGGTCGAGGTAGTGACCCGAAGCAAGATTCTTAGTACCGCCAAATCGTATATCACGAGGGATAGACAAGCAGATCATGGTGATGCAGAGGATAACTTCTCGCGGATCGCTGGGTACTGGTCATTGCATACCGGTGTTACGTTAACTGCTACTGATGTTGCAGTGATGATGGCACTATTAAAGGTAGCTAGGATCAAGCAGAACCCTCAGCATGTTGATAACTGGGTGGATGGTGCAGGGTATTTCGCCTGTGGTGGTGAGATAGCGAACCAATAAAAATAGTCCGACCTTTCCAGTGTGTTAAAGCAGACTCAAAATGCAAGTATAACTGACACCGAAGGGGTGCGAAGCCCCTACTTATTAACTTGTTACCGGATATGATATGGATCTTATTACAATAGATTTTGAGACGTTCTACTCTCAGGACTTCTCGTTAAGCAAAATGACTACCGAAGCGTACGTTCGTGATCCTCGTTTTGAGGTGATCGGTGTGTCCGTTAAGGTGAACAATGGGCGTACTGAATGGGCGAGTGGGACACATGAGCAGCTTAAAAATTACTTCAGTGGTTTCGCGTGGGAAGACTCTATGGTCTTGGCTCACAACACAATGTTTGACGGCGCTATACTTTCTTGGTTATTCGATATTCATCCTCGGGTGTGGGCTGACACTCTGTGCATTGGCCGTGCTGTACACGGGGTGGAAGTTGGGGGCAGCCTCAAGGCGTTGGCCGAACGATATCAGATCGGCGTTAAAGGTACCGAAGTTTTAGATGCCAAAGGTAAGCGGCGGGTAGACTTTACCGACGAAGAGCTGGATAAGTACGGCGACTACTGCATCAACGATGTCGAGTTAACATATAAACTCTTCGGGATTATGGGTAAGAAGTTTCCTAGACAAGAATTACGTGTCATAGATTTGACACTACGTATGTTCATTGAGCCTATGCTGGATCTTGATCTTGGTTTACTAGAGCAGCACCTAGAAGACACTAAAGACATTAAAGATAAGTTGTTATTAGATGCCGGTGTAGACAAAAAAGACCTGATGAGCAACCCCAAGTTTGCCGAATTGCTTAAGGGGGTAGGGGTCATACCACCTATGAAGACCAGCCCGACCACGGGTAAAGAAACGTACGCTTTCGCCAAGTCCGATGAAGCGTTCAAAGCCTTGTTGGAGCACGAAGACGTACGGGTGCAAGCCTTGGTCAACGCTCGGCTCGGCAACAAGAGCACCCTAGAAGAGACACGGACGCAACGGTTCATTGACATATCGAAGCGTGGGTTGTTACCTGTACCGGTAAGGTATTATGCAGCGCACACTGGTCGTTGGGGTGGGGCCGACAAGATTAACTTACAGAACTTACCCAGCCGTGGGCCGAACGGTAAGAAACTCAAGAAGAGTATGATTGCCCCTGACGGCTACGTGCTGATTGACTGCGATTCAAGTCAGATCGAGGCCCGAGTATTGGCATGGTTGGCAGGGCAGGGTGACTTAACAGAAGCGTTCCGTGTTGGTGACGATGTTTATAAGAAGATGGCGATGTCAATATACGGCGTCAACAGAGAAGAAGATGTCACTAAAGACCAGCGGTTCGTAGGTAAGACCACCATACTTGGTGCCGGTTACGGCATGGGAGCGGTGCGGTTTAAAGAACAGTTGCAGTCTTTCGGGTTCGATATGGATCTAGATGAGGCTCGCAGGGTTATCTCGGTGTACCGTGAAGCGAACTTTAAGATAACGACTTTATGGCGTGACGCTGGCTACATGCTAGAGAATATGGCACGCGGTGACAGCGTTCAGTTTGGGCTTGACGGGGTTGTTGCAGTTGACGCGACCAAGAAAGCTATCATGCTACCGTCTGGATTATTCATGCGGTACGACGAGTTGGCCGGTGAGCAAGGTGAAAGAGGTGTAGAGTACACCTATAAAGTTAGACGAGGCCGAAACCGGATCTATGGTGGCAAGGTGATAGAGAACGTCTGCCAAGCAGTTGCGCGTTGCATAATCGGAGAGCAGATGCTAAAAATTGCTAAACGATATCGGGTTGTCCTTACGGTTCACGACTCCGTTGTTTGCTGCGTTCCCGAAGAAGAAGTAGTAGAAGCGCAAGAGTATATCGAGAGTTGTATGCGCTGGACACCTCATTGGGCAGCAGGGATGCCCGTTAACTGCGAGTCCGGTATAGGTAAGTCTTATGGAGATTGCGAGTGACTGAGATACTAGACTTCGAAGAACACAGAACTAAACACGCTAATAGGAACAAGTTACACATACACTACAAATCTAAGCCTGCGATGCGAGAAGATGACCGCGAGATGGTCGTCAGCTCCGTTGGGGTTGCCTCGTTAGGGGATGATCCTGAGTTGGTTATTATGATTAATCAGATGGAAGGCGGTCGGTTGGATACGGTGACATTCAGCGTTGAAGAGATACCGTATCTTATGGACGCACTACAAGACGCGTACGACTACGTTGCCGAGGGGGGCGAATGAGTATCGCACCTTGGTCGTTCAGTAAGATAAAAGCATTCGAGCAATGCCCTAAGAAGTTTTACCACTTAAAGATTGCTAAGGATTACTCGGAGCCTGAGACCGAAGCGATGTACTACGGCACTGCGTTCCATGAAGCAGCCGAAGAATACGTACGGGATAACGTACCACTGCCACCTCAGTTTGATTACGCCAAGGCCGCGCTAGATGCTTTAAACGCTAAACGCGGTAAGAAGTTATGTGAATACAAGATGGGGTTGACTGAGAACCTAGAACCCTGCGACTTCTTTGCTGATGACGTGTGGTTCCGTGGGGCAGCCGACTTGATTATCCTTGATGAGGAAGCCGAAACTGCTTGGGTAATAGACTACAAGACGGGCCGAAACGCACGCTATGCTGACAAGGGGCAGCTTGAACTAATGGCGATGGCTATGTTCAAGCACTTCCCAGACATAAAGAAGGTACGAGGAGGGCTACTGTTTGTAGTCTCTAATGACCTAATAAAAGATACCTACGAGGCGCACGACCAAGGGCCGCTGTGGGAAAAATGGTTGCGGGACTACATGAGTATGGAGACCGCGTTCGATAAAGATATTTGGAACACTAGCCCTAGCGGGTTATGCAGAGCGCATTGCGTGGTGTTGGAATGTCCACATAACGGGAGAAGTTAGATGCCTTACAGAAATAAAGCAGACCGAAAGAAACAAGTAAACAACCCTGTAGATAGTCCAGAGTTTAAGGCACGTATGGAGCGGCAGAAAGCTAGACGTGAAATGGATAAGAAGGGTAAAGACGCGAACAAGAATGGTAAAGCAGACAAGCGAGAAGGTAAGGATGTTAGCCATAACAAACCACTGGCACGGGGTGGCAGCAACAAGGACGGCGTGAAGGTGGAGAGTGCGAGCGCCAACCGTAGCCGTAACTTAAAGAAGAAAAAGAAATCTCCCAGACGTTTAGCCTGATGCGTCTTTAAAAAACGTACCCTGTATCCTCCAGTTATAGGGTGCAAAAATCAGGTTAGTCCAGAGGTAGTTCATACCGATATCGCAGACCTAGCCCTATCTGTGGACGAAGCAGGGCTTTTCTAGCAGGAAAATATATG